GCAGGGTTTTGACTCGGGTGAACCCTAATTTGGTGAAACCCCGGTGGCCTTACCACCTCAACACGCGGGCGATACAAAACGTGACTCATAATGGACATTATCAGCATTCGGCGAAATCACGGACTGAATGCTGGCAAAACGTCCAGAGTCGATGAGGCCCTCAACTAAAAGTTGGGTCCTCACGCTCAAGCCAAATTTGTGCGCGAACGCCTCGCGCGTGGCAACCGTAGGGTTGCAACTAGCTACGCTATTTAGAGGAACGACATGGTACCCATCCTCTTCGAAAATAGCATCACTTCCCTCAGTGACTTTAAGCGCGTAACGCGCCAAATTAGACACTATAGGGCAATCCGGAGTCTCATAAGCCAAGGACAGGGCCTTACCCCGGAGCAACTGCATCAGCTTAGGTTCTTTGGCCATGATGTCGGTTGCAGTCCACCCGAATTTCTGGAACACTCGGGTAGGTTCACGTATGAACTGATCACTAGACGTTAGCAAAATCCCACAAAACGAAGCCAAACACGGGTCAGCTACAGCCTCAATTTTAATGGTGAATCCTAATTCCTCATACAATGAGGGAGTTAAAGAGGCTTCAGTGGCGAACAAACCATCATCACCTTCCACCAAACCATTCAGATGGGATCGCTGCTGGTGGGCTAAGAACATTGCCAGCATCAAATTCGAAAATCCATTGCCAAGGGACGTGATCATATCCCCAGACATCCGCCTAGCACGGACAGTCGCTCGTATCCTAGTCCGTGTGCGCATTTTGTTCAAACCACTGATGACGGCGCAAGCGAACTCGCCGTCGTCCCCGGGGATCATGGCGCGGTACAACCGCAATTCAAGGGCATCCATGATCTCCCAAGTGAAGTGGCTTTCGAAGGCCGTGAAATCAGTCGCATAGTATCTCACGCCGGCGAACCTTAATTGTCGAAGCTTGGCAGCCCTCTGTACGGGGGTGTCATGCTTGACAAAATGCTCGTCGCGATAAACGACTTCTTCCATGGCCTTCGCCCAAGGCCCGAACCAGACCTTGAACTTGTCACACCGAGAGTTAATCATTCTTGGGTACTTATATTCCTCGTAGCTCTCGGATTTCACAAACGTATCGATATGGGAGCACTCGCGCAATGTGGGACGCGCACCATAAGAGTCAGCATACACCCTACGCAGCTGATTCTTACGCTCCTCCTTGTAGTTGGTTGTGGCCAACCACTCCTCAAAGTCTAACTTGACCACAGGGTGGACATGGTCTCTAAGCCATGAATCAACAAACATGGACAATTGATTCAGCTTAGTTCGATCGGGGGTCGGTACTGTTCGTAACAATCGCTTATAAAACCCACAAAGCACAGTCTTCGGGTCATTAGAGTCCGCGCATATGGGGGCCCAACCAGGGACATAGCAGTGGGGCAGCCGACGAAACATCAACCTTCGG